TAGCTAAACGCTGTTGTTGTATTATCTCCATTATAGGAGTTCTTTACTGTTAAACTCGATACTGTCATAATTATTTTTTGGAAATTTTATAAAAATGTAGGCATGAAACACCTACTATATGTTTCTCTTTATAAAATTTAGTCTATATTGTCTATTAATAATTTGGTTTTATATCGCCTGGAGACCACCAATAATCCTGTCCAGTACGGCTTTTTAACTTGTTTATATTACGTCTATTATCGCTATCAAAATCTGGGTTAATAAGTCTTTCAATACTGTCGAACAATATTCGTTCTAACGCTACTCTTGCATACCATAATGATGATCCAGGAGTGTATCTTTGTATAAATGCTGCTAATTCTCTACCTGCATTAGTTTTTTCTCCAGATATAAGTTGAGCTGCATTACCAAATGTTAGATTAATAGTATCTCCAATAAATGATGCTACGGGTCCAGCTAGTGTTTTACTGAAAGATCCACCATATCTATTTTGATCTGAAAATAAAAAATCTCCAAATATACCTAATCCACCACCATAAATAATAGCATTTAACCAATATCTAACTCCCATATCTTCTGGTTTAGTAGCTGTTTTTCCTGCTGCTATTTGTTTTATTTCATAAGCTATAGATCCCATTACAGCTCCACCTACAATCATTGGCACTAGATATTTTGCTTTACCTTTCAAACCAACTTGTTGAAATCCTCTACTTAAATGCGTCATACCCAAAGTTATAGGGAAGTTTTTATACATCAACATAGAGTTTACTATTTCGCCTTTTACTGTTCCAGGCTGTGCAGATCCAGATAAGGTAATTCTACCTTTTGCAGAAGATGTAGGTACTGCAAAGTTTGTTTCATTAGTTACATAAGTAAGCAATCTTGTAGTTAAAAATTCTCTTGTTGCTTCATCCAAATCAGCTCTTTTCATAATATCATCTGGTCTTAAGAAAGTTGCACCCTTTCCAACCATTGATGGCTCATCTATACCTGCATCATATAATTTAGTAGATCTTATGATTTCCCAATCATCAGCTTCAATACCATATTTCTGTAATTGTTTTTGTAAATTAGGATCTAACTTATTAAATACTTTTCCGCTTTCTTCAGCAAGTGTTCCCATAACAGACATTCCAAACGCCCATCTTCCAGATTGAGTTATATGAGATAACCCAGATCCTCTAAGAACTACATCTGAAACTCTTTTAGACCAAAAAGGAGCATCTACTTCGTTTAAATATCTAGCAGCAACACCAGCTACTGTTGACCAATGCTCAGCAATCAAACCTAATCTAACAGCAGTTCTTGCCATCGCTTTATCTTTTTTAATACCTTCTTTTAATAATTTAAGAGCTTGTTTGTTTGCTTTATATGCAGGTAAACCATTAAATTTAGATGTTAATCTTGACCAATGAAAATCTGTAATTGCCATAACTGATGCTCCCCCTAATTGAGCAGCAGTTAATATCTGTCTTAATGCAGCAAAAGTTCTACCCATAAAACCATCAATAGGTTTGTGTAGTGTGCCTTTGTGATAAGCATATAAATTATTAGTATTTTCAATAATAGCGTTAGTTCTATCTTCTTCGTTTCTATATTTATTTAATTTTTTTCTTTTAAATTTACCTTGTGCTTCTGCTGCAGCATCTATCTTCATTTGTTTTTTAATCATGCCTAGCGCCCAAGTATGAGTAGCGTCTGGATTTGGTCCAAGGATTTTAAGCATAGAAATATCTCTAGCCATGGCATTAATATGCTCCATCATAGTTTTAAAGGGATCTGGAGATCCAAATCTAGCTTGATACTCCATCCAATCATCTGCATTTTTAAATGCTAAAAATCTATGATCTATTCTTCTATTATGTAAAGCTCTGCCATATCCTGCAGTACCTGGCTTAAATGTAGCCATCCCTTCAGTTGATATATTATCGTAAACTTCACTTAATGCTTCTCTAATAGTTTTGTCATTAAAAGGTAAACCAGATCTTTCATTAACCATTTTATCTAAATCAAGTTTAGGTAAAATATAATCGATCCAATCTGCTTTTGATGATTGTCTAACTAATAAACTGTCATGTATTTGTGGTAATCCCCAATCTTTTCTTGATAAAACTTTACCACCAAATTTATTAAATCTTTTTCTTAAATGTTCTGCAGTTTCTCGCCAGGCATCAGCTAATTGTTTAGCATTAACATTACCTGTATTTTCTCCCATTAACTCTTTAACCATTAATTTTAGATTAGTTTTTTGAAGTTTGGATTGTCTGCCACCTAATTTATATCTCATTTTATCTAACAATCCTGCCATTAGTTGATGAGCTTTACCTCTTTCAATATCAACAGTTCTTTCAATATTAGGTGTATTAGCAACTATATCGTGAGCTTGCATAGATCTATAAGCATTAGCATAATCTACTTCTCCGTTTGCATTTCTATAAGTTGCAAACAATGTAGTCATTTCATTAAACTTATCTTTTTGTAACAAAGTAAATCTTAGTTTTTCAGCAAATTCTATTTTAGCCTGGTCCAATGTTTCTTTAGCAGCTAACTTTTCTGCTTCAGATTTACCTAAACCTTTTCTTACTTGATAAAATTCTTGCAGCTCTTCTAGGTTAGTTCTAAGTTTATGAGCTTGTGTTTGACTTATTAAACCCTCTTTAACACCATTAATAATACATTGTTTAAAACTACTACCACTCATACGCAATCCTTCAATCTTTCTAGCATTGTTTTATTTTTAGCTTCTTCTTCAAACAATTCTCTTGATGTTTTATTTATAGTTACAATTTCCCCAGTATCTTCGTCAAACCTTTGTCCAACAGGTATAGGCTGATCTAATGGGTCATTTGTTTTTAATTTTAATAATTCTTTGTCTCTAATTTCAAAGTATTTTTTTGATAATCTTTTATTAATAAGATCTTGCTCATCTAATAATTTGTTTAAATCATCAGCAGAAATTGTATCTTTTTGATATTTTGTTTTTTTGTAAAGAGCGTGTGATTTTTCAGTTAATGGATCTAGCTCTTTTAATCTAATTTGTAATTCAAAAGAAAAACCATCTTTTGTTAATATTTGTGCGTGAATAGCTCTATAATCAGTATTATGTGTTAAGGTTCTACCCACATCATCTAAAAAATCATCACTTAAAATAACTTGAGATTTTTTTGATATATCTGAAAAAAGTAATTTAGCATCAAGGATACTATTAACTGAAATTCTTGTGCCTAAGACATCAGACATATTTTGAGGAGTAAAAGTTGGATCACTAACTAATTTTTCATTTAAACTTGCTTTATCTTTTATTCTTGCCTTTAACTCGCCATTATATTTTGTTGCTATAGGTTGTAATTCTTTTGTTAAATCTTCAATTTTAGCGGATAATGTTTTGTAAATTTCGTTGAAATCATCTGATATATGATATAATTGCTTACCTATGGAATTAAAGTCGCCAACTGTTTTAGTCTTAGAACCACGAATTAGTGGAGGTTTACTCTGTGCAGTTGCTAAAACTGTAGATGATGGAGCTGCATCTGTTCGTTGGGATTTTGATACTAAGTCTTGGGTTTTAGCTAAAGGATTATCAGTTGGTACTGTTTTTGCAGCAGATCCTGCACCCGCTACATCTTTAATGGCTGCTGAAGTTCCAACATCAAACATAGATCGTTCAAGATCTAAGGCTTGATTTCTTAAAGTTGCTTCATTAGGTACATCAAAATTTTTAACTCCTTCAATATCTTCTGCTAATTTCGTTTCGTTTTTATTAAAACCAGATGGAGATTGAACAGATCCAGTTTTATCTAATTTTTCTGTATTAAATATTCTGTAATTATTTTCAGTAAAACCTTCTTCTTTAGAAAATCTTACACCATCAAATCCTTGTGCAATTAACTGATCGTCTGTTAATTTTTCTGCTTGTTCTGCTGTAGCTAATTTAACTTTATTTTCATCAAGTAATCTTTTAATTATATTACCTTTACCTGCAGCGCCTACTGTACCAGCTTTGATAGCATCAATATCATCTGTAAACCAAATAGATTGATCAGCTGTTTTATTTAGATCAAACTCTTTAAAATATTTGTCTGTGCCGTGGTATATAATTTTATTTTCAATTCTTGGTAAATCTACAGGTTCTCCATCTTGTAATTGTTTTAAAGATGTATTTAATCTTTCGTTATGCTCTGTTCTAGCTAGTGGAGTATTAATATCTGGTATATCTTTTTTAGGGATTTCAATCTCATTAAGAGCTTTGTCTTTAAATTTAGGATTAATATCTCCTAATTCTTTATGAATTTTTTGTAAATCTTCTACAGAAGTTTTAGATAATAATTTTTTACCTGCATCAATACTTTTGCCAAACGCTTTAAATAAACCTAAAAATGCTGGAGACAATGCAGCCGATGCACCTGTAACCATGGCTACATTTTTTAAACCAGTTTCTAAACCAGCATCTTCAAATCCAAGTTTAGCTCTGTATGGTTGTGATTTTAATTGTATTAATGTTTCTGATACACCACCAATAATTGCTTCCATGTATGCAACTCTTAACGCTGCAGCTCCGAAAGTTGCTGGTACAGAATAACCAAATGATGCAACTGCAGCTCCTCCCATAATTGGATCTGTAAAAGCTCCTGCAGCAATACCACCAAAGCCACCTATTTTACCTTTAGTAGTAGCTCTTTCGTTTATATCTGAATATTCTTTCCAAGCACTATGAGCTTTCTTTGCTATAGTTGCTTGCATATTATCTGGAGTATCTAATCCAGCTTCAACTAATAATGATTTTAAATTTTCGTCAGTAGTTTGTAGCTCAGAAACTTTGTTCCAAAAATTAGCTTCTAGCTCTTCTTTTGGTTTAAAAAAACTTTCTTCAGATACATCAATACCAGTTCCTACAAATGGATTAAATTCTTGTTCTAAGGGGGAGATAATATCTGTATGACCTGCTTTTTGTAATATATTAACTATATTAATATATTCTTCTTCAAGGTTATTTCTTTCAGATGTAAATAGCTCAGATCTTCTAAAAGCATTAAATGCTGAACTAGCATTTTCCATAAAGCTAGTTCTTTCGCCTTTAGCAACACTTGTATTACTATCTGGTGTTAGAGTTTTATCTTCATCAAAGAAAATACTCATATTATAATCCTGTAATTATTTCTGCTTTGATTTTGTTAATATCAATTATAAAAAATCCGCCATCTGAATTTATTAAGTATTCGGGATCTCCGCCAAATTCTTTAGGGTTTTCTCCCATAGCAATCTTATATTTACCATTACCAATACTTACAAAATAAGGATCTCTTTCTTTAAATACTTGATCAACTGTAAATTCTTTTCCATTAATCATTGGCAACTGATCATTACTAGATGCTTTTTTAAATAATTCTTTACCTTCTGCAGATTTAAAATTTTCTATTACATCTTCAAATTTACCATTAGGTAGCCAAGGTGGTATATGTACCATTGTACCTCTAGTGTTAGTATCAAAGCCACCCATCTTAGTATCAAAACCAAATTTCTGTATTGATTTTGCACCTACCGCCATACTAAATGCTTTTTCCCAATCACTAGCTTTAAAATTTTTAGTAGTTTTTCCAGAGTTTTTTAATTGAGCTGCATAAATATAATTAGCTGTTTCTACTGCATTATTAAAAGTTTCTAAGTTTTCTCCAAATACCTCGCTGTATTTACCAATAACATTTAGTAAACCAGTATCTGAACTTTTCATTTTATACTTATCTGCAAGATCTGGCTCTTTAGATAATAAATATCCATCAATAGCTAATTTAGCATTATTACCAGCAACACCATCGTTCATCATAGTAAGACCACCAATGTGTGCTAAGAAAGTATTATCTTTTGAAATTTGTCTAAAAGCTACATCGCTATCTCCACCAAATGCTTGAACTAAAGTAGTTGATAATTGAATTATTTGATTGCCATTTGTTGCACTATCAAATGCAGCTGTAATTTGTTTAGCCTCGTTTTCAGTAAAAAATTTTACGGGTCTTTTGTAAAAATTTGCAACAGTAGTAGCTTGAGCTATTCTTGATTTTACCTTAGATGCAAATAAATTCATATCTCCACCTGTTAATAATTGATCAAATCCTATTTCTTCTATTTCTACTAAACCTTTATTTTTTGCAGTAGTTAATTGATCTTTATCTAAAGATGTAGATAGAGCAGCAAGATACTTTTTAGATATTTCTAAATTTCTAGCATCTTTTAATGACATACCTTTTTTACTGGTATTATTAAAATTAGTTAAAATATTAATTCTGTTTTCTATTTCAGAAACAGACATTGTATTTAGTTGAGCATAAATAGGAGCATCTTCTTGAATTTTTTTTAATTTTAGAATTGTCGCCTGGTCATTATTAGTAGTTGCAATAGATAAAGCTGTATTAAATTCATCAACATTAATGTTAATGCCATTTTCAATATTACTTTGCATTTGTGAAACATTAGCTTTGTTTAAATGATTGCTTGTTGTTGATTTAGATTTAAAATGTGTTTCTAATTTAATAACATCATCTGTAGATAATCGGTCATCTTTTTTAGCTAATTCTAAGGCTTGATCTTGTTGATTAAGTGGTACTCTTTTGTAACCATAAAATGCTATATCTTTTGCTACTGCACTTTTAACATCTTTAATACCACCACCAAATAATTCAGTATTAGATGCAGAATTTAATCTTGTATTTAATTCTATTGTTGCATTATTTTTTTCAAGATCAGATCCTGCAAAAATAACTTTCTTTTTTAATGTTTCAATATAATCAAGCTCGGTTGTTTTTCTTCCTTCAATTAGATTTGCAGTAGATTTAACTTTAATTGTGTTACCATCTTCTATTGATTGTTTAGTCAACCAAGTATTAAATTTTTTCTTAGAAAATAAACCAGTAAAATCAGAAGTAGAATTTTTAATTTTTTCAACTTCATTATTGTAATAAGCCATAGCTTTATCTGGATCATCCATCTGTACCGCATTTAATTTAACAGAAGCCAAACCATTTTCGCCATTCATTACAGTTTTAATTTTTTCTAAAACTTCTTTTTCACTTTTGATTTCTTGATGTTTGACGTAAAGTTTTTCGCCAGCTTGAGCAAAACCTTTAAATGCTCTACCTACAGCTCCAGCTTCAGACATAGATATTTTTCTTCGGTCTAAAACATTTGATGATTGGGTTGTTGGTTCTAATTGTGATTTGTATAATTTAATAGCCATTAGCCGCCTCCTCCAAACATAGCTGCAGTATTTAATAAACTTTGACCTGCTGCAAAGTAACTAGCTTTTTTAGCTACCTTGCCTCTAAATCTTTCAAGATCTGCGTTTGCTTCCATCATAATTGCTTCATTGTTTGCAGTATCAACTGCGTTTTGTGCGTTGTAATCCATTATATCTCTGTCAGTTTGCAGCTCTAATTCATTTTCATATAACGCTTCTAAAGGTGTACCAGATAATTCTACACCACTTGCAAGATAAGCAACTCTTGTAGCTCCTTGTATTTCTTCAACTGTTTTGTCAAACTTAGGTAAAGTATACGCATTATGCGTAGTCATTATTCGTTTTGCTTCTAATCTTTTTAGTTCAGCATTACGTTCTTCTACCTGCGCATTAAAATCAGCTGCTTTTTGTTGTGCTTTACCTTGATATATATCTCCAAAAAAACTCATTTTATAACCCTCGCATATCTGTAAAAATCTTCTCCATCTGGACCATAAGCCTTCATTAAACCTTCTTGTTTTAAACCTAGCCACTCAGCAAATCTTATTGCTGTATCGCAATCAGCTTTAACGGATGTTTGTAATCTTCTGATAAAATTATTTTTTATCATCATATCCGTTCTTTGCTTAATAACTTTTGAAATCGTTATTGGATAGTTATTTATTTCTTTAGTAGCTAAGACCCACCCCTCAGCTGTGCCTTCCCAGAGAGGAAAAATCCCTCCTGCCACAATAGGTTTATTATTTAATAATCCTGTAAATGACATTCCAATTTCTTTTAAGTATAAAGAATACTTCCTGTGTTCTGGTTTGAATTCTAATAATTTTTGGTTTAATCCTTGATCAAGTATTTCTTTTGCATGATCATTTTCAAAAGATACAAATTCAATTTTAGACACTTTCTGTCTCCAATCTTGGATAGATACCAAGTATAGTCATTGGCAGCGCTTGTGGTTGTTTGATGTAAATTAATCCTTCTGTTCCGTGTCCGACATCAAATTCAATTTGTTTATCGCCAGTAAATAAAGGTACTGGTAAATCCATACTTGCTGAACTATCTCTAAAATCTAAAGATGTTAAATTATCTGATGATGGTCCAATACTAGCTCCAATAGTATCTAAAAATCTTACTGATAAATCATAAACTCTTTTTGTTTTAGTCTGAGTAGTTTCTGTGTAACCTTCATCTAATCTCATTGTTTGTAAATCAGATGAATACAATAAACCTACATTTGCCTCTTCAGTAGCAACATCAATAGTTATTGATCCTCCATTTACTACCTTAGATGTTTGTACGGATCCCTCTCCTATTATGGATACAGTTTCTCCTTCTAAATGATTTAAGCCTGTTAAAGTACCAGTTTCTCCACCAGAATAAGTCAAGCCACTATCCATGAAATGAAACTTTGTTAGATCTTTGTTAAATTCAAAAGGAGTAAAATATTCAACATATCTTTTTTTAGCTCCATTAATATATCGTTCAACAATAACCCAAACTTGATCCTCGTCTGTATCTCCATCAATTACTGCAACACTTTCTACTTTAGCGTGGGTTAGTATTTTATCTATTTGTTCTGAAGAATGAGCTGAGCTTAAATTAATAACAGTATTTAAACCTTCGTCTTTGAATAATTGAAATTGGTTATCATCTATTTTGGATATATAATATTTAGTATTTTCTGCTAAACCAGTTATTGCCGTTCCAGAATTTTTGTAAAAAATGTGATCTCCTGTTTTAAAACCATGTGCAACACTAAAAATAAAATTATTATTTATGTTTACTCCTTGATAAATAAATTGTGTTGTATCGGATCCAGGCGCTGAAGTTAAAGAAATTTCTGTACCTGCAGATGCGCCAGAAGAAGAGTTTGCTAATTTAATTGTATTTGCATCAACAGATATAACATAATAAACTTTTGAATTACTTAATCCGCCTATTTTATTAGATGCAGCATAATAATAAACTTGATCTCCAGTTGATAAACCATGTGATGATAAAGTTATTGTATTGTTTGTAGTATTGACGTTTGTTGAATTAGATGTGAAAGTAATTTTTTGTTGTTTGATTGTTTTACCTGTATCTGATTTACCGCCTAAAATGTGTCTGTGCCAAGCTACAACATTCTCTAATCTGTTATAAGTTAAGCCTACTAAAACACCATCATTTCTTACACCCCAAACAACTGAGTAAGGTTCTTGTTGATAATCCATTTGGATAATACCAGTTTCTGAAATGTGATCTGCAAGTATGGTTAAATCTGGAGCAACATAACCATCGCTATCAAAATTATAAGCTAGTTCTCTTATTTTTCTTTTTGCTCTTTGTAAAAAAATAGTTGCATTACCAATAGACAAAGCATCAACACCAGAAGATCCATAGTTTGATTGCTTAACGATTGAAATATTTGTAGGAGTGATCGCAATTCCAGATCCAGCAGACACAGCATACTCTCCACCAGTAGTCATTACAATAAGAGTTCTTGTAGCTTTCATAGCCTGGATTGCATTAACTTGATTTGATGCGATTGTATAAATCATGGCATCGTCATCATTTGTACCAGTTGTAAAGTTTTCGTAATCTCCAGCTTTTGAGAACCAAATAGTTTGTGGATTATTATTAGTTCCTGCAAAGACTAATCTTTGTTCAAAAAAAGTAACTGTACTTGGTCTATTGTTTGATCCAGAAATTCCAGGAGAGGGAGATCCACTAAATGAAACTGTATTAAGTGTCCAGGAAGTGTGTCCAGTTCTACTTAATTTTTTTACGGGATGGCTTGGATGAACTAAATACATCACGTCAGCAGATTGAGCAAATTTAATATCAAATAACTGTGCTTCTAAATAAGGAGAAGATATTTCATAAGCGGAACTACCAGATTGGATTTGTCCATCATCTTTATAAAATCTAATATACCCATTTCCAAATTCTAAAATATAGGCTTGTTCAGTTGAAAAAGTAAAAGGTATAAGTCTTGTTTTTTGTGTACTTGTTTTTACTTCTGCAGCAAAATAAGTTCCTGGTCTCCTAGTTACGGGTCCATGTGGTAAAACTACAAAATTTTCAATACGCGTAGCTGCGTTAAAGTATTTTTGAAAATCAGTTCTCCCCTGCATAGAGGATGACATCTCCCCAGCTGTAAAGCTAGGAATACTTAATAGTTGTTTTCCCATATTAGTATCTACTGTTTATAAAATCTTCAGATATAACTTGATCAGTTTGTCCATTACGAGGATCGGTGTTGTAACCCTCGCTTGCGTCTGCGTGTCTTGCCTCAGATAATTTAGCAGTATATCTGTCTGTCATTAATCCAGTTACTTGTAAATTTGCTGTAATTGAATATGCAAGATCTGCTGCTAGACCAGCTGAAATAGTTTCTCTTAACAAAATATCCATTTCGTTTGGATCTGTTACAGTTGAAACGTAAACTATTTTTATTGTGCTTTCGTTAGATAATATTTTTCTACCTTCTATTTTATAATCAGAATTATAAGCATCGATTGCTAAAACTCTTAAACTGTCAGAAGGTAAAGTGAATTGGTATTTAAAACCCCATGCAGGTGTAGCTGTATCTTGAGCTAACTGTTGTCTTTTAATTAAAGAGTTCCAAGGATGAGATCTAAATACTGCGTCTCTAATAGTTTCATATCTTTCGTTGCATAATCTTGCGTTCTTAGAATTATCAGTAAGAGAAGTTATACTTGCAGCTCCTAACTGATTGAGCGCAGAATTACACATTTGAACCACACTAGCCATTGATTACTTCCATCCTTTTTGTAAAGCCGTATATGACTTTTTAGAAATTGTAGAATTTTTCTTTGATCTACTAATCCCTTTCTTACGTCTGTTATTAATGTTTTTAACCAAACTATTTTTTGATCCGTATGCCATTATTTACCTACCTTTCTCATAGCCATTGTATGTGCTTGTTTAAATGTTTTATTATTTTTACTCATTTCTGAAACCATCAAACTCATGTGTTTTTTTGTATGATGTTTAGAATGTTTTTGTAATAATGTTTTTTCTTTTTTTCCGTAAGCCATTATGCCTTCTTATTATTTCTTGCAAAACTAGCAGCAGCTTCTTTTGAACCAAATCCCCACGCTTTTAATGCTAATGCTAATCTTGTTGGTTTACCTTTTTTATCTTTCATGGGTCCAGACATCCCTGCAAATCGCGCTGCAAAGGATACGCGTCTTGGGTTTTTACCAGAGCTAACTGGTCTTTTTAAATTAGATCCATCTTTTCTATTAAAGAATTGTCTGCCTCTTTCGCTTAATCCGCCTTTTTTATTCTGATGAATTTTTTTTACCATTTTTAATAATATACTTTCGCCTTATGTGCCTATCTTTTTCTAATGCCCAAATCTCATGCTCAGTTTTTTCAAGTTTTGCATCAAAACCATGATGCACTTTACTTGTGTTCTTAAACCTATCTACCAACACATATCGATAAACATAATTATCTTTTTTGAAATGTAGTACAGGTTTTAATTCTTGTATTTTCTTCATGCACTCTAGGCGGGTTCCACTCTCGCTTTCCCCGCCTAAAATTTAGTTAGTGATTATTATTCATCACAAGGTACTTGGAATACATGACTTTCTTGCATCCTTGTTGCACCTAATGCCATTGAGTAATAAACCTGTGTCGCATAAGACTTGTCATCTCTTTCAGTAATTTTTGCTTTTGGCTCAGCACCAATAGCTAATTTTACTGCGTCTTGAGTGAAACCAAAACACAATCTGTCGTCTGTGTTTGTAGCATCATTGTTAAGTCTAGTTGACATAATGAACTCAAATCCTAAGAACGAATTAATATCGCCTTGAGCTAGAGCTTTAACTGTGTTGAAATCACTAGATTTAACTTCAGTTGTAGCTAATAGATCTTGGATTTGTTTCGGACCACACACAAAGTATCTTTTTAAAGATGGGTCTATATCGCCATTGTCAAAGAAAAACTTAGTTTCTAAAAGTTTAGCAATAGTTAAACCATCAGTTTGTTGTGCAGTTGAGAACTTAGAAGATGAAGGTAAAGCAACCGCAGTTCCTCCAGCTACGCCTGTGTCTGCAGATCCACCTAAAGCAGAAATGATTTGATCGTCAATCGTTCTGTTCATAGCAGCTGCCGCAGCTTTTGCGTAGTTAGAAGTTGGGTCAACCAACATTCTTACTTTATCTAAGTCATCGATTAAATCAGCCCATTCAAAATCTGAAAGGCTAACTCTTCTTCTGCTGTGTGGTGTATTTACTTGAGGAGTATCTCCGTGTCGAGTAGTTCTCGCTACAGCTGCTGTTGCTCCGATTTGATCGAAGAAAGCATTTTTTCCTCTAATAGTTTCCACATCCACAGCACCTCTTAATTTACTTCCCATTTGTTGAGATAGCATCTGTACGTTAGAGCTATATTGTTCAACAAAAGAAGTAGTTATAGCAGTAGACATAATTGTCTCCTTCTTGGTTTGTGATTGTTAATTAAATCGGATGATTATCCTTACGGGTCGCTCCTCAATTTTAGATCTTCTGGATCCCAGGCTTTCCTGGTGTCAACTAGGGTCTTTCGATTATCCTAATAATTTTTTAGCTATACGTTATTCTTTTGTTCTCGTAAAGCCAAAACCTCTTCAACAGCAATTTGATGATTAGGATGATTTTTATCCCAATACGCAGAACCCGATTGTGTAAGTTCTCCAATTTGCTTTTCAATTTGATTTGGTGTCATGTAAGCTGGTCCAGATGCTTGAACAATATTATCTTCTCCCATCTTATCAGCTAACG